GCACTGTCTCCCATCGTCACTGTTTGAGATGCGAATGGACCTTTACAAGTGAATGTAAGAGTATTTCCAACATTCTTGATATCCACTGTCTTCGCAGAAAGCAGTGTCATATCACGGCAAATCTTTTGGAAATCCAACGAAGGCATAGTAATACGAGTTGAGAATTCAGTTTCTGGAATAGGGATATCGTTTTCATCACGGTCCAATAAATTGAGTCGGTAACGAATGCGTCGTTTCTTCTCGCCATTTTCAAGAGTAATGGTCAAATGATTCGATTCTGCTTTTGAAACAGAAAAAGTGATAGTATCATCGTTTGTCACAGTTTTGACCACACGGTAAAAATGGTCGGTATTCAATCCGACATCGAGTTTGGCAGCAGTGTGATTGTATTCATAGTGTTCGAATTTGTTCGCATAGAGTCTCATATGAATAAGAACAGTGCGCGTATTGTCCATCGCAATCATACGGATTCCATCTTTATCGAAGACCAAAGACATCTCAACCAACATAGATTTCAGACCTTCAGCAAGAATACGGATTGGTGCTGTTTGAACAGTTTTAGCCACTACCAAGTCGTCACTCATTTATTATGTAGGGGGGCTCGTTATGAAAGTGCTTCAACGCAAACATTCGTAAAACGAATAATAGAATCAATAATCAATTGTATTCATCTATGAATGTCAATCGTCTTAACTATATAGGTTCAAAATATCAACTGCTTACCTGGATAGAGACCAATATACTTGAAAAAACAGGTTGGAGTTCTTTTGAGAATAAGAGATTTGCAGATCTCTTTGCAGGAACAGGGATAGTATCATATCATTTCCGTCTTAAAAATGCAATTGTGTTTTCGAATGATGTAGAGCTTTATAGTTCAATTATTACACACGCATTAACACGTTCAATCTATACTGAAAACTGTAAGAATATCATCACTATTCTCAATCAAGAAATCAACGAAAAGAAGTATGAAGAGACAATTGGATTTATAACAAGCAAATACAGTCCTAATGATGGAAATGAACGTATGTTCTTCACAATAGACAATGCAAAAAGAATCGATTATATTCGAACCCGTATTGAAGACCTTAGATCGTCAATGAATGAAGATGAATATAAATTTGTACTCGCATCTCTTATTCTGAGTTCAGATGCAGTGAGTAATGTACCTGCAGTCTATGGATGTTATCTAAAAAACTTTAAAGCAAAGGCTTTGAAAAATCTAGTTCTTGAACCAATACACACTATTATTGAAAGTCCAAAACAACAATCGTCTACCTTTCAAGAAGATGTATTATCGGATAAATTATTGGAAGCAGTGAATGTAGACTTTGCGTATCTTGATCCTCCGTACAATGAACGACAGTATTCAAAGAACTACTTTCCACTCAATATGATTGCATTGACTCCAAAACAGCAGGAGATAGAACTGCCTTTAAAGGGTAAAACAGGTATTCCTGAGAGTTGTTTCCTATCTCCATTTTGTAGAAAAAAAGAAACAGAAAATGCATTGGTTCGACTCTTATCAAACTTGAAGAGTCAATGGATATTTATGTCCTACAATAGTGAGAGCATTCTATCTAAGGAAAAAGTCATCGAATTGATGAGTGTTTATGGAAAGGTGAGTGTAATTGAGAAAGAGTACAAACGATTCAAGTCATTCGAGTACAATGAAGATGCATCGATCAAAGAATATCTGTTCTGTCTTAAACGTTCTCAATAAGAAAGTTATTCTTGAATGCAAGGAGTAGATTTTCAAAGCTCCATCGTATTGCCATATTTGAACGAGTATTGTGGAATTGAATTTCCAAAATTGATATAGGTTTTTCGTTTATAATGACTCGAAGTGTTGAAGAATTTTCCCAAGTTTCGTATGATCTCGTCCAAGTGTATTGAACAGAGTCCCAATCTATAGGAACAATAAGTGATATCAGTCGAATAGAGTTTTTTGATTTGTTGTAATAGACTATTGTAGAATCGAATGTGTAATGTACCAAGAGTTTCAATATCCTTGCAATGTTCCGTTGAATATACTGTTTGACTGCAGGAATCCCTTCGTTTTTGATACCAATTAGTTCACAGAATTTCTGTACGCTTGGTTGGCCAATCACTTGTGGAGCAACTTTACCATCTTTCTTAGTTGATTTTGCACTCAAATGATAGGACGGATCATCTTTTCCACTGAAATCATATCTTGCACCCTTTCTTGCAGTGTGAATAAGTTTTGGTATCTTCTTGGTCAAAGATTTGAATCTGTGTGATAATTGTTGTGCTTCTTCCATAGAGTATTTGAATGTACCGTTATAAGGAGTATCGAATGCAATACACAATGCCATTTCAAGTATCAAACCAGTATCTTCGGTTAATACCATTTCGTTTAACTTAGACTATAATGACTAAAAAAAATCCATTTTTCTAAATCTTTCTGAAGATATAAACAATGAGTACTCCTGCTCCTGCCCCCAGTAGTGCGTTAGCTCCTACTTCCAATGAAACTCCTTCAAGTCAATCAAGCAGTGGTCTTGCATTTCTTGTAGGAGGTGCTGGTATTTTGGTTACCATTATTTCTTCCATTCTTTTGATTGCGTTCCACGTAGGAGCAGCCAAGTTGTCCTATGACAAATATGGTTCAATTGGTTGGGCTATTCTTGATTTCTTCTTCGCAACCATCTACTACCCATACTATGCGTTTGTCTTGAACTATCCTGGTGTCGGAACTGCAACCTTCTTAGGCGGTCGTCGTCGTAGGTAAGAATTCTGGCCAAGGACGTTTGGTGTATTTTACAATATTTCGTTCTTTTAACTTAGATTCAACGTAGAACAAACGATATGATTCAACAGGGTCTTCTCGTTTGTATTCATTTGGCATAGCAAGTCGCAGTGGAGTATATCCAATAACCGGTATGCTTTCAGGAGGATTTGCAAGTAACCATTCAATATGGGCTTCGGTTTTGTGTGACTTTTGGTTTCCGTAACGGAATTGGTATTCACGGCATAGCCACCAAGCAAGATAACATAGCCACATATAGTTATCGTAACTCTCTCGTACCCAGATAGAGGATGGGTGATTTTTGTGGGCTAATTTGTATGCATTTTCTGGAAGATTTTCAGGATTGAGAACCCAATGAGCGCAGTATAGCATCTGTGCGGATTCAATAATCATCTTAATAACGTGTTTATCGCAGTGATATTCTGCTGCTTTTTTGGGGTCGGTATGTAGGTAAAATATATTCATCGTTACCTGTCAAATTCTAGTCTTCGGAAAATCCATTTTCTATGATGATAACAAATGAGTGCTCAACCCCTCACAACCAATGCTTCAAACCTAAAATATCCGTATGATGTTTCTGGCGCGACTTATCGACAACAGTATCCAAGCGATGTGTTGGCAGCAACGCGTCAGATAATGGCGGCAAAAACAGCAATGCCTGTTCGTTATTACTTTCCGCAGAGCAACGATTATCGTTTGACAATCCTTGATGGGCGATTTTTGTTAGGTTGCTTTTCTTACACAAATAATAGCAAGTCAAATTTAACTTGTTAATGATGCTTGATAGCACCGAAGACTCCCTTGCGAGTTTTGTAACCATGTTTTTCAAGTCGCTTATCTTTCTTGGCAGTGTGTGATTTCTTAACAGATACAATTCTGCCAGACTTATTGTACTTCAAATCTTTACGAGTCAAACCACCCGAAGTCTTGACTGCGGTTCCGTGCATCACTTGGGCGCGAGAGCCAACTTTCTTCATACCTCCTTCCATTTGTTTCTACCTACGAAAGTTTATTGAAACGCGATAATTAGGCTGTTCACTGTCTTGAAAAGGACCTTCTTGTACACGACCGCAATAGATATCGTGTGACCATTCGAATGGAAATTTAACAGCAAGTTCTCCTACCAAAATGTAATCGTTGCTATGATGCACCAATACGTTCGTATTAATTTTTGGATAGAACCAGAGTTTTAAAAAGTCCTGATCTATTCCTTTAATATTCTCAGTAGGATTCTTCATAAAGTTATCAAATAATTCTCTCATATTGAGACCTTCAATTTTACGCATTCCCCACATTCCAGCAAGCATTGGAGCATCGTGATAATAATGATCTCGAATGATATGAACCTTTTTATTATTTTTTAAAAAGCTTTTGATAGCCCATCGATCTTTCCAATGAACTCTGCTATCTGCATCACGGACAAACATCAGTTCTACACCAGGTTCATCAATCGCAAAGAATCGATACATTGTATTTACAAGCCCAAGTTGACCAGTATAACGAACAATGCTTTTAGGAAATGATCTAATTTTTTGTACATATTCATTTGGAACATCACTTCCAACGTACACAAACGTAAGCCAGTCTGGATAATGTTTTGCGATTAGTTGAAGATTTTCGATGAGACCATCGTAATAAAGTGGGTTATATTCTCCAAAAATACAAAAGGAGAATGTGTTTACCATTTATTTATCGGAGGCAAATTTAACCGTAATGCCGAACGTGGATTTTTGGTATTGTTGATGCAAGAAACTACAAAGTCATTCTGTTCCTTGTAATCTGTGTATGGGCGAAAGCAATGAAAGTCTGCATAATGTTCTCGACCAATCATCGATGCTAATTTAGGACGATTTTCTCCAGAGAAAAGATGACCATCGAAAGCTCTGTCTAGTCTATGGAAATTTGTAATCGTATCGTTAAGTACAAGTTTTTTACCATTCCATTTATTGAATTTATCAACCAATATCACCTGATCTGTACCCCAACCCTTACCTCCGTGCATTCCATCATATCCTCTTCCTTCGTACCAAGAATTGAGTTCTGCTACAATTCCATTTGTTCCAAACATTTCTTTCCAAATTGATGGAAGAGCAACATTGTAACACATTGAAATCTCTCCAGGTAAGCAAACATCACGATAAACTACAAACGCATCGTCTGGAACATTTGCAATCGAATCTACGTAATATTTTCTTGAGAGAGGGATCATATCCATATCAGTGATAAGAACACCTTCGTTTCTTTGAATAATTCTTGGATACAATAATCGAATACACTGTGCTTGAAATGCTGTATGAATTCCTTCGATTGGTGGCAAAAGTTTAATATACAGAGAATATGGTTTTAGTTTTTCTGGAATCTCATTTGCAATCATTACGATACAAATGTCTGCTTCTGGAATAAGTTTCTTCCAAGATTCTACAAAAATTGGAATAAAATCACAATAAAGAGGATTCAAATCGGTTGCAGTTAGAACTGTTCCAATCTTCATTTTCATATATTGATGTTAAATATGTAAATATAAATGCGGATTTTGACATTAGTTCTTTCGAGTGATAATGGAGAACCGTATTCATCCTTTGAAAAACAAATAAGAAGATACTCGAAATCTCATACAAATATTGATTACTATTTTTACAAGGGTCATAATGGACCAACTCAACTTATAGGAGATACGTTGTATTTGAATTGTGATGATAGTTTGAAAGGAATTTATCGCAAAACAATATTAGCATTTCGCTATTTTGAACCTATGTTGGATAACTATGATTTTGTATTTCGACCCAATTTGTCTTCGTTTATTGTTTTGAATAGGTACTATACTGTGATGAAAGTTTTACCAAAGATAGAAATGTGTGCAGCTGTTATAGGAGAGGATAGTGGCATATCATTTCCATCTGGAGCAGCATTTACGATGTCCATAGATTTAGTGAAACGTCTATGTAAAGAAGATACAGAAAATCCTCCTTTTTCACAAGAGAATGATGACCTAAATATTGGGTTTCATTTGAAAAATTATGAAATACCTATTATTCCTGTACAAAGAGCGGATGTTGAAGATGGTAAAACTGCAATAGAGATTTGGAAAGAGTTCCCAAGTGCATTTCATTTCCGTGTTAAGACATCAGATAGAATCAAAGATATTGAACTTATAAATCGTTTGTATTCTCTTGCATACGAGTTTAAAATTACAGATAGATTTATTTAAGTATAGTAATAATGAGTTTATGTTTTATAATACCTGTAAAACTAGACATTCCTGAACAAGAATTTCAAATCAAACGATGTTTAGATAGTATTCGAAGAATCTATCCAACTACTAAGGTTGTTATAGCAGTTGCAAAAAATAGTTTACCTCTTACGATAGAGAAAGATTCCTATACAGAAATTCTTGAGAATCCTTATTTTTCAACTTGGGGATGTTTACATCTTTTTAATCAAAATAGATATGCAGAAAAGGCAGTTATAATTCACGACAGTGTTGTTCTATTAAAAGAGATACCTGAATTGAATGAAGGCGTTATGTTCATTTACCATTTTATGGAACCAACCCTCGATAGATCTAGAAATGATGAAGGATATAATCGTTTATTACCGGTACTTGATAGATTAAAAATGTTTGCATCTCACGATTTTGGATGTTTTGGAAATATGTTTTATATTCATTCCAATGCATTAGAATCTTGTGGAATGCTACCATTTATTCCGAAAATAAAGACCAAATATGATTTTGAATGTATGGAACGGATTTCTGCATATTACTGTAAAAAGAATAAGGTTTTGAGACCCGAAATATCAATGTGTGGAATAATCCAACATTGGATAGCTGATCCCTGGATTCATACAGAATATGCAGATAAGGATGTAGACTACTTTAAATCTATAAATTTCCCATTCGTATTTGCGAAAAGTATAATTGCGCGAAAGTAGATAATGGAGTGTTCTCAATGTAAAACACGATGCAATGAGATAGGGATTTGTTTTAATCCAGCTTGTAGTCGAAATACATCATACAAGTTGAATACGTATATAAAACAATTGGAGAATTCAAAAGAGTCGTTGGAAGAGTGCATCGGTCTCATTTTATCACTTCTAAAACCTTTAAAGGGTACAATATTTCTTACTGGAATAGGTAAATCAGCTCACATAGTAAGAAAGAACGTTGCAACCTGGCAGAGTTTAGGTATATCTGCTCATACCCTTCTTGTTCAGGATATGTTTCACGGAGATATGGGAATTCTTAAAAATGGAGATGTAATTTTGTACATAACAAACTCTGGCAATACAGATGAGCTTTTAACGGTCTCGAAATATATCAAAGAGAACTTCTCTGTTATGCAAATATGTATTTCAAATAACCCATCTGCAAAATTGGCTTCTTTTGTAGACTATTCTTTTAATATCTGTAATTTCAAGATCAAAGAGGCAGATACTTTGAACATAGCACCATCTGTATCGTGTGTAATTTTTATGACACTTTTAGATATTATCGGTATTCATTTAGCAGAGTTGAATGAAATAACACGAGAAGATTTTCAACGTAATCATCCTGGCGGAGATATTGGAAAAATAAAATAAGCAATTTGAGTAGAATGAAGATATTCTATGATGGTATAGATATTCACAAGTATCCAGAAGCAGAAGGAATTACTACAAATTGTACACTTATGGCCGGTAAGTGCTATACTGATTATTACAATTCAATAAGTAAGGATCTTAGAGGAAGACCTATATCATTTCAGGTCTGGGAAGATGATGTAGACAAAATCATTAAACAGATAAAAGAAATACACGCAATCGATTCTTCTATTTTTGTTAAGATTCCTATTATGAACAGCGAAGGTGTTTGGAATGATATTGCTATTCAATTCTGTATACATAATCGTATTCCAATCAATATAACCGCTATTTATACTCTTGAACAAGTTGAGAGAGCAAAGAAGCTTTTGGGAAATTCTGGACTTCCTAAAATCATATCTATTTTTGCTGGACCTATTTCAGATACTGGTGTAAACCCAGACCCAATTATACGAACTGCAAAGGAATTATTCAAAAATAATAGAAATACTGATATCTTATGGGCTGGTTGTAGAGAAGTCTATAGTATTGAAAGAGCAAGAAGAGCAGGTGCAGATATCATAACAGTACCGGATTCTATTATGGAAAAATTACCATCACTGCGTGCTGACCTTACATTGTTATCACTAGAACGAATAAAGAAGTTCAAAAAAGATGCAACTAACAAGCTTACACGTATTTGAGAAATCTATTTAATGAAGTATATTCTGCTTTGCGGTGGTTCAGGAAAAAGACTTGAAAGTACAAATGGGTTTCCAAAGCCATTAAATATGGTTCTGGGAATACATTCTATTCAACGGGTTGTTGAAAGCATTCCGTCAGATGAAATCTATATATTTATGAATAAGGATTTGCAGGATGTTCAATTTCACAATACTCTGCATCATCTTGTAAAAAAGACTTTTCATTATATCTACTTAGACAGACCTACAAGAGGTGCTATAGAAACTGCCTATCTTGGCCTGCAAAAATCGAATATTGGAATAGAAGAACCGATTTGTTTTTTTGACAATGATACAATTTATACATTTAATTCCGATTTGAAACCTGAAACTGCAATTGGGTATTCAAAGGTTAAGGATGATAGACCATATTGTTTCTTAAAGATTGAAGATGGAAAAATTACTGATATCGCTGAAAAAATACATATAAGTGATACATATGCGTGTGGAGTGTATTCTTTTCAAACTCGAAAGCAATTTGAGGATTCTGCTTACTATATTATGTACAATGACATAACCTTTAATGACGAATTCTATATGTCTCTTATTTATAAAAACTTGATTACAAATGGTGTGAATGTACTTGGATTTGAAATACCAAAAGCAATCTGTTTGGGAACACCGGATGATATAAGTAATAACCTATCAAATATTCTGCCTGGAAATCTAAGAATCTGTTTTGATATTGATAATACATTATTCACATATAGACAACCTGGCGAAACATATCTTGATTGTAAACCAATCGAACGAGTACTTTTTCTACTAAAAGAACTTAAATCACTGGGTCACACAATCATTTTGTACACTGCTCGTGGAATGAAAACCTATAACAATGACCTTGGAAAAGTTATGAAAGCAAATGCTCAGGATACCTTTGAAACACTTGATAAATACAACGTTCCATATGATGAAATATATTTTGGAAAACCACAGGCAGATATCTACATTGATGACCGAGCATTCAATCCATATATCAATTTATTTAACTCTATAGGATTCAGTCATCTTACTGAAAAATATGCTCGTTCTAAAATTCCTGAAAGTTCAAGCAATAAATTCAATGTTGTTTACAGAAATGGTAATGAAATCACGAAGAAGGGGCCTGCAGATTCAATGAATGGTGAAATATTCTTTTATCGAACAATTCAAAATACACCTCTTTCTTCTCTGTTTCCTACTTTTATAGATGGAAGTCCTGGAACATTGAGGCTTAAATTTGTAGATGGATTTACGTTATTCGATATTTTAAAGGATAAATTGCTTTCTCCAAAACACATTCGAAATATGGTTGCTGATTTGGACCGTATGCATAATTATACAGGTATTCCAGTAACAATTGCAAAAGAGGATGTGTACAATAACTATATGGGCAAACTTATTAAACGTATTCAAAACAAGAACGATTACCCATTTGATAACACGGAAGAAGTAGTAAAAATTATTGATAGTAGAGTTAAGTCGTATATACTAAATGAAAACACGGTCCTTGCTTCTGTAGTTCACGGAGATGCTTGGTTCAGCAATACATTAATGACAAAGCAGGGTACAAATGTATTTTTGGATATGAAAGGAGATATATTTGGAAAACTTACTACAAATGGAGATTCCCTTACTGATTTTGGAAAGATGTATCAATCTATTTTAGGGTTTGACTGTATTCTCAATGGAATCGAACAAGATGTTGAATATATGGATTCTTTGAAATCAGTATTCTTAAAAGAAGTATTGGAAAGAGGATTCAGTATTGAAGATTTGAATAGTGTGACAGCTTGTCTTATTGCAAAGACTCTTTCCTTCTTAAGTGTTGATATCAAAATTCGTGAAAAGATTTGGAATATAGTAGAGAACCTAATTAAATGAGCGAAGGAATTTCTCTTGGATGGAACTGTTATTCAACATCATATGCAGTCGATAACGGTATTCGAAAATTAAAAGCAAATGGATACAAAACCTGTGTTTTAACTTATCCAAATCACTCTCTTGATGCATTGGAAAATGCATTAAGACAACGTTATCCAAATTTAAAATATAAAATAATTAGGTTAGATGTTCAAAACCAACAACATTATGAAGACCATTTCAATTTGATGTATTTTTAATGTAATTAATCCAATATCCAACCTTAAGTTTTTCCATATTCCAACTTCTACCTGTTATGATTTTTTCCATATCAAGCAGATACTGTTCTGTAACTTCCTCCCAAGAATTGATCCAAAGAATTGGTAAATCCATCCAATCAGAATGCGCAATATCACGTATTACGATTGGTATACTTCCCATATAAAGCGTTTCCCACAATCGATGTGTGTCTACTCCATTTCCACGAGGACAAGCAACAAATGTATGATTTCGAATACTCTGCAGGTAGTTTCTACGACCTTCCATAGTTGATATTGAGCTTTCAACTGTTACCCAAGATTTATCCCTCAAATAATTCATCAAAGGCATACGTTCTGCAGGATAAGTGTCCAATGAAAAATTGGCATACAACAGGTTCTGAATATCTCGTGGTTCAGACGCTACTTCTACCATCATTGGAATGTTTCCATAAATACGATGAATTGGACTATCGTTACAATCATTTGTTATTCCTAATGGCAATCCTCTTACTTTTGGAGTTTGCTTATTCACACAGAACCACTTCGAATATGGATACTGATTTACAATCGAATCCGTGATAGGAAGATCTGAATGACCTGCTACAATTTTAGTTGTATTTGATTTCAAAAAGTTTAGTGCATTGTTAAATTTATGTAGTCTACCACGCCAAACAATTTGCCCATAATAAAAGACATCTGTTTTGTAATAGTTATTTGGAAAAGCTGCAAGATAACGGTCTGTTGTTATAACATCCTCTGCTGTCCAATTCATTTTTATTTATTACTTTTTCTGTATGAAAACTTGTGAATCCTTTGTTGTAATATATATTACTCGTTTGTAGTATGCGTGCATAAATGCATCAATGCCTCTTTTAGTTAAGTTAGGACCTCCCCAACCATAATCGTCAAAAATCATATAACCTCCTTTTTTTAACTTACGAAAACAAAGAACAGCATCTTCCAATACAAATTCTGGTTCGTGATTTCCATCAATATAAATCAAATCAAATGTCTCATCCTGAAATTTTTCAACTTCATTATGAGAAAATCCACGATGAGTAAAAATCTTATCACGTTTTGAAGAGTTTGCAATATTTCTGCAGAAGGTTTCATAAATTGAATCTTGTTGATTTTTGTATTCTGAATATTCTGGATAGTCTATCCAAGGATCGACGCAATGAAGCTCAGAATCTGGATGCATACCAAAACCTTTTGCAACCGAAAGCAAATTAGCTCCATAAAATGCACCAATCTCTAAATACTTAATTGGAGTATTTTTAGTATCCGGAATAATTCCAACCCAATTACCTGCAGTACGATACGTAACTCCTTCAAATGCCATTTATATAACTAATCATTTGAACCTGAAAATTCAATTTCAAATGATGGCTAAACCCTAGCCTACACAGTTAGCACAACGCTAACAAAATATAAACACGTATACCCAGTGTTTAGTTGGAGTATGCAAGACCTCCCATACCAGACATCACACGCAACACGTTGTAGTTGACGGCATACACACGCACTTGGGCAGTTCGTCCAGATCGCACGGTGTTAACGGACACAGTGAGTTGGAGAGTAGCCTTGTCAATACGAGAGAAGTTGCAGCTTCCAGATGGCTGATGTTCCTCAGGCTTGAGAGCGAAGGAGTACACGTTGATACCCTTGGAAGGAGTACGAGTGTGGTGTTGGTATGGTTGGACAACCGAGAAGTAACGTCCCTCACGTTCAGTGAATCGGTCCTGTCCGTTGAGTTGGAGCTTGGCGACTTCAACAGGGTTCTTACCTTCACACTTGACTCCAGAGGCAAGGATGACCTTGGCGAGCAAGTAGTTGGTGGTGTCCTCGAACACAACCTCCTGTTCGGCAGCACCTGAACCGACTCCAGCAATATTGGAATCCAACCAAGAAGAACCTTGGAGAGATGGACCAGATTGGTTTCCAACACCTGGGAGGTAAGGACCAGAAGGACCATCGGAAGTAGTTGGGACAACAGTTCCAGCTGCACCACCACCCAAAGATCCACGAGCAAGGACGTCCATCACGATACCCTCAGTAGTGAAGTCATCGGAGTAGTTGAATGGCTGCATACCGTTAACCTCTTGGATGAAAGGTTGGTTAGGAGTGCAGTCAACATACGAGTCACGTTGGACAACCCAGACAAGCTCCTTGACAGGGTGGTTGAAGTTCAACTGGATCTTGTTGGAAGAAGAAGTGATGGATTCAGCACCAGTGAATTGGAGTTGCTCAATGAGGTACTCGTGAGTCTGTTGGGCGAAACGACGTCGCTCCTCAGTGTCCAAGTAGATGTAATCAATGTACAAAGAGGCAGCAGTCAAAGACTGAATTGAGGTAGGAGCAGTCTGTCCAGACACCAACTCAACGTAGGTGCAGTTGATCCATTGCTCGAACTCAACGTTGATACGCACTTCGTGGTATTGGAGGGCGATCAAAGGAATGGCCAAACCAGGATTTCGGCAGAACCAGAACTGGAGAGGAATGTAGAGAGTTCGGGCTGGGGTTCCGGCACGAGGAGCACAGGTGTTGGTCAATTCAGATCCAGCACAAGAGGCATCCAATTGGTATCCACGGTTGTCCTTCATCAAGACCAAGTCGTGGGTGTTACCAATCATATCATCAAGAGCGGCGATGGTTCCGGCATCTTGAGAAAGCTGAGTCCAGATTTGCATCCAGTCTCCGTATTGTCGGTCAATTCGTTGACCTCCGATTTCAAGCTCGACAGTCTTGATCAATCGGTGTCCAATGTAGTTCAACCAACGGAATCGAGCAACTGAAGTCTTGATGGCAATCAAATCAACAGTTGGCAACACAACCTGAACATAAGTTCGGTACATCAAATCGGCATTACGATTGATGATAGCAGTGACACGCTTGTTGAAGTCGGCCTGTCCGTTGAAGGTGACTTCGATGGATTCCATTGCGAAGTTGGTGTGTCTCTTGAAGAGAACCTTCCAGAAGGTAATTTGTGGATTACCAGAAATGTAGATATCTTGAGCTCCGTAGCTGACGAGTTGTAACAAACCTCCTCCCATTTTTTGTGTATGCTTAGTGGCAGGAAAAAAAATTACGGCGCGACGAATTTAGCCCATAATCATATGGGGGGTAATATGCATTGCTTCCAACTCTTGCATCCAAAGCTTCATTGCGTAAGGAATCGTCTTCTCGACAAAGTCTGTTTTGTTACCGCAAGCTCCACAATCGAAGATGTTCTCCTTGGAATTGACTATCGCAATAGTACCACAGCTCTTGCAAACACCAGTAGGGAATGGGTCAGAAACATCCATCAACCTCTCTTTCGTAAATGCAGCAATTCCGTGTGAAATCATACAGTCACGTTCCATCTCTCCAACTCGCAATCCTCCATCACGAGACCTTCCTTCACACGGCTGTCGTGTCAATGATACAATCGGCCCCTTTGCTCTTGAATGCTTCTTATCGATAACCATGTGCTTCAATCGCTGATAGAAGGTTGGTCCTATAAATATTTCAGCATTCATCATCTCTCCTGTCTGTCCGTTATACATAATCTCATTTCCATAAGGATGTAACCCCAAGTCAATCATATGGGCTCTCAACTCTTCAATCTTCATATGAGAATATGGCGTTCCATCTCCCAAGGTTCCTCTACGCACACCAATCTTGCCGAAGATGTTCTCCATCAACTGAGCGATTGTCATACGAGAAGGAACAGCGTGTGGATTCATAATCAAGTCAGGTCGCAATCCATTTGCCATAAACGGCATATCCTCCTCTTCCAACATCATACCTACAGTTCCCTTCTGTCCGTGCCTCGAAGAGAACTTGTCACCAATTTGAGGGAATCGCTCACTGACACATCGCACTTTGATGAAGGGGTATCCATCTGAATTCTTATCTTGCCACACTCCATCAATTCGGCAAGGCTCTGAATTCTTATGAGTAGTAGAAGCATCACGATATTCATAGCCAGACGGGTCATTTCTTAAATTTACTACTTTGCCTATGATTACATCGTTTTCCTGAATCGTAGAATGTAGAATAGGCATTCCATTGTCCGCAATCGCAGCATAGGAGGTATTCTTGAATTTACGAGTATTGTGCTTCATAGGCTTCATAAACTTCTCCTCACGACCAGATGCTACATTTCGGTGCTCCTCATCTTTATACATCGTGTAATACAACCCACGAAAGAGACCTCGTCTTACAGAAGACTTATTCATAATAATAGAGTCCTCCTGATTGTATCCACCATAACAACCGATAGCAACAATCGCATTCATACCAAACGGCATCTCCTGCATTTTCATAATATTCATCGTTCTGGTCTCCACAATCGGTCGTGTCAAAGAACACAATACATAGGCATTCTTATCAAGTCTCTTTGGATAGTTTCTGGCATAGATACACATTGCCTGTTTACCCATAGCAGATTGATAGGTATTTCGAGGTGACTGATTGTGATCTGACAAGGGAATTGTAGATGCCATATGACCCAGAATAAGCGATGGATGAATCTCGTAATGAGTATGCGAACTGTTTATAACATCCTTGCTCAATGCAATACGTAACGTTTCAGTCTCAGAAGCGTCTACAAATTCCACACAGTACTTAATCCATTCATTCCAATCTCCACGCTTTTCAACCGGTGGAAATTCAGCACCCACACGGAACAGTGGTCGAACCACTCTACCACCATCGGTTTCAATAATAATCATATTCATCAACGTTTGCCAAGCAATCGATGTGTGTGGATGAAGTCGCAGTGTTCTCTTTGCGTTTCTCAATTTTTCAACCAACACATTCGGCTGATTCGTGTATCCCATAATCACACCATTCAATGAGATTGCGGTTCCTGAATATACCTTCGCAGCCTTAATCCATTCAATATCATTGAAGTCCTGTAAGAAATGTAACACTGTATTGGATGGAATATTCTGTGTAACACTTGTTAGCATCGCCATATTCTTCACAATACCAACTGAATGACCTTCCGGAGTCTCAACAGGACACATAAATCCCCAAGAGGTTCCGTGTAACTTACGAGGTGCCAATAACTTACCTGACTTTTCAACCGGTGTTTGAATTCTTCGCAAATGACTGACGGTGGAAGTATAAGACATTCTTGCCAACACTTGCGAAACACCAACCTTGGTAGCGTTAGAAAGCGAGGTAGAATTGGATGTTCCCAATCCCTGGACTGTGAAGTTTCCAGTTGCCAACGCCTGTTTGAGTTTGCCTTCAATGGTTGAGAGTTTGAGAATCTTGTAGAGATTGTTGATATTCAGAATATCCATTGGTCTTGGTGTTCCCTTCTTCCAATTGTCGTTGTTGACCTCTTGAACGAATTCATTGCGAGTATCGTTACAGACCTTCTGAAAGAGTTGACGGAATAGATGCATAAGCAGTGACCCAGTTGTGACCACTCGTTTGTTTGGATAAGAATCACGGTCATCCATCGGAATCTGTTTGCAGGATGTTAGAACCAATCGTCGAATCATAGAACCCATCAAGATAGCCTTTCGTGCAGCAAGAACAGATGGTTCAGCATTCTCTCCTGCAAATCTTACGTGTGGTAATAATTCCGAGTTCAGTAGATTGCGGACATAGGCACATTTGTCCTCTTGATTGGTAGTGTACTGAAGTTGACCAGTGAGATAACGAACAGCATCGTCTTGTGTAAAGATATTCATCTCAGAAGCGTCACGGAAGGAAGCAGCCAACATTTCAACATGAGGATCATCAGCTGATCCCCAAATCAATTTAGCAACCTCTTTATCAGTTGTTACACCCAACGCTCGAAAGAATACCATCAACGGAATGTCTTCCTTGAAACGAGGAACACAGGCCAACAACGGATATCCATATCCATTGAATTTGCAGGACATACGAATCTCCAACTTCTTAGGTGGCATCGTAAAGGATTCGTGGAGAGACTTGAGTTCCACAGAATAGGTATACTTAGTCTTTGCAGCCGACTTCTTGGCTTGAAAGATCATAATACGGTTATCCGCAACCTTCTCTTGACACAGAATTGTTCTTTCAGTTCCGTGAATGATGAAGTATCCCATTGGATCATACGGACACTCTCCATACTCTTCTGGTTTGAGTGGATAGTCTTTCAACAAGCAGAGAGATGACCCAAGCATAACTGGAAGTTTTCCAAGAGAGATACCTTCAAAGACACGAGATTCTTCATCATACGATTCCAAGCGGTCACCTTTGTAGGTTCTTGCGATGAATCGAACATCGGCGTGCATTTGAGAAGCATAGGTAAAGTTACGAACACGGGCTTCCATTGGCAACATTGGTTTGACACGGCCAGTGGCTTCTTGAATACGAGGTTTGGTGTAGGTTACATTTTCAAATGAGAGTTTGAATTCGTACTTGTATTTCTTAAGTGTTTCATCTTGTTCGTGCCATACAGTTATCGGTGGAGTTGATTGAACTATGAGAGGTATTTTGTTACGAATGAAATCTTCAAAGGAATCAATTTGATGGTCTACTAATCTGCGGACACCATTTGCGAAATATGCTTTTACGGCTTCCCACTCCATAGTGTATATGTGATGTCTGTCCTGTTAAAATAAGTTTATTCGTTTTTTAACAATAGGTATGTCCAAGAAAATCACGATCCAGAAAATTGGAGACACTGCCCCACCAGTTCCCATTTCTGCTCCAGCTCCAGCCCCTATGCCTGCTGCTGCCCGAAAGAAACGGACAATGAGAACCTTTCCTAAAGGCATTTTGAAGGGCACCATCAAGGGTGTAAAAGATCCTGCACGGCCACCACCACTTAAAAAGTCAGGTGTTCGTGGAACCCTGCGAATTATGACTGAGAAGGGAATCGAGCAGAAACGTCGTAACATCAAGAAGACGGTCAAGAATATGCCTGACCGCAAGGTGAAAGAAGAGCTCAAGAAAGCAGGAATGCCAGTGAGTGAAAAGACGCCACCTCATATCGCCAAGGAGATCCTTGAGGGCGGTATGGAAGCCGGGATGATTGTGTTAAAGTAATATAATGACAGCCGTATGGGGCCCAATGGGTTGGATGACCCTCCATTCTATGGCATCTCTCTATCCAGAAATGCCATCGTTAGCAGAAAGACAACTAATGAATAGTTGGTTAGATATGTTTCGTGATACCATCACGTGTCCTCATTGCAAGGATCATTTTACAGATTTGTTAGCATCGTATCGTGCTAAGTTTCCAGGAATGCTGAATTCCAAAAAAGACTTTATGTATTTTACATTTCGGGCTCACAATGCTGTGAATGCTAGGTTACATAAACCTGTTTATCGAACAGTACAAGAATGTATGGATCTTCTTAGAAATAACGTAAAAGACAAATCTGCAAGTGTATTTCGTGTTTCGTATATCAATCATATTCGCAGACATTGGAGAATGATGCGAGACACTTCTGGAATAGCAGCACTCAAAAAATTGAATGAAATGTCCAAAATTGAGAATGACTATGCAGCTCCAAGATCGAACAACTTTGATATTGAAATTCCAGAAGATGTGGTTGTTTTACCAGGAAATACACTAAACCCTGCAGGAGAGCCAGTTGCTCCTATAAGAATCGTAAAGCCTTTTATCGGTGGAGGAGGCGTACGATTTACTGCACAAGGATTACGCCTGCGTAGGTAAGAAGATTACCGTCGTAGGTTCGAATGCAGGATTCCAGGGCAGAGAAATGAAAGGGTCACATTCCCATTTGTAATGTCTCATCCACATATGACGCATATCGAACCCGTGTTCGTCATAGAGTTCATCCGGAAACTTACATTCCATTCCCAGCGACTTTTCAGGCAATATAAACTCCAGTTGTTGTTGAATAGAATAGGGTGGTTCTTTATGCTCCCATTCTATCTCTGTCTTTTCAATTCGTGGATAGTTGATGATAGTTTTCATTAAAGGCGCTTCTGGATACGGATAATACCAACACCAATCCGGTGCTTCTGAGGTTGTGAAATACAGATAAGTCCACCAGAATGTTTTCCAGAAAGCAAAGGTCACTTTTTCCCAATTAAGAACACCATCCATTAGATGAAGCGCAACTCGCTCTTCCAATGCTTGTGCGTCAGGAGCAATAATGTGACTGTCTTTGTCCTTTCGTCTTTTTAGCAATATCTTCTCCTCGTCTTTCGCAGCGTATTGTAACTTGCCCTGTTGTAGATAGTGAAGTGCTCTCGTATATCCATCCTCTCTTAGAGAGAATATGGCAATCGGTGGCATAAAGTCGTTTCCAAAACAGTAGATACACATCTGGATGTATTCGTCCACATTTTGAATTGGAAGGCATTGTGCGAAGGCATCAATTGAAATGGTAGCAAATCCACTCTCTTCTCTTTCTCTTAGAATCTCCATATTTCCAAGCGACCTCTGTGCCAAGGCAATGAGAACCAAATCAGCATCCAATCCATAGACACACATTCTTCCTCGGTCTTTTTCAGGAATACTACGGAACCAACGGAATATCTTATGCTCTCCTTCACCCGGTTCTTCGGTATCGGATACAATACAATCTGGAAAGCACATCTTGAGTGCTTCTCCAAGGTCTTTCATATACTTCGTCCCTGGTGATATTTGATGTTTATCAAATTCTGTTGCTTCATCTGGTTTGCGAAACCTACGATATCGTTGTTGAACTATTTTGGCAAATGGAACAAGACCATCAATCGCAATGTAGACGCGTTTGCCTCGTGCCACTGTCTCAAAGAAATCGTAGAGTGCGCATATCACGCTTCCGACCGGATTTTCAGCCTTCAAGTATTTGTGAATAAAACAGTTGAAATCAAGACCGAGAGTATCGTATTCTACAAGTTGATTACAATTCTTTTGTATATGTTTGTTCTTCCTCAAAATTGAGGCAATATAATACGGAATACCCATTACGTTAGTTTATCCTGCTAATAGAAAGTCCGTTTTGTAATACAAATGTGGGAATGGCTTCTACTTCTTGCGTGCGTGATATTTTTTATGTATATCTGGGGAACTTTCAACAGCTCACCCAAGCCAAAATGCAATACCTGTCCTCAAAAAAAGAATATCGCGCCCTTTGAGTAAATGGACGATTCATTTAATGAAACTGCCGGAATTCGTTGCCCGCGCGGACAAATTGCTCGCAAGGCTCATCACAAAACTCTCCGTTCAGGAAAGGGTGTCTACGTTGCATCCAAATGTATCAAGGACAGTGGAGCGCCTGGTCGTTGGCAATCAGTGAAGCATATGATGGGAATTGGACCTTTGAAGAAGGGTTCGTTATCCATTGTTGGTTACCACGCCAATGACCCAACTGAGAAACGACACGTTGCGTTGGAAAAGGCCGTACATCACTACGGAAAGGCTTCTACTGTAAAGAAGTTGAACGCTGTTGCCATCTACACCAAGCGAACCACTCCAAGCCGATCACGAACTTACCGTCGGGATCGCAACTGGGTCAGCAAGAAGTTTTAAATTGTATAAATAATAATGGCTCGCAAATTCAAAGTTCCTACATGGGGAATCTACCTCCTTGTAGCAATTGTTGTTCTGTATTTCTTCGTTTCAAGTCCAATGTCACCTATGAATCAATGTCCTGAGACTCAATACTACTGTGCTGGTGTTGGATGTGTATCTGGTCCTGATAAGTGTGTGCCTGGTAACAAAGGAGGTCCTAGCAAGGTATTCTCTGCCGTCCACGAAAGTTTTGGAAACAGCACAGTGACTTGTCCTGACAATACTCGCAGTCCTAATGGTCAGTGCTTGTTAGAATTTCCTACGTTCTAAGTAATGAAACTTACACCAAATATTGGACTGAACCATATTCCTTCAGTCAAGGGTCATATTACAAATCTGACACTCAATCTCTTCTGTATTGCCATCTTCTATTTGTTTCTTGGAGCATCGGTCTCCTATTTGATGGCACAGGTATTTGCAAAGTTTGATGAAGACTGGAAGAAGTTACCAAACTGGAGACAGGCAGTTGATGTAGGTCTTGAAATAGCCATCATTGCGATTACTGCGTTCTGGACGACTTACTTTGTTCATATTTATATTCCCGTCCTTCCTGTCACTTCAGGTCTTGAAGGGTATCTTGAATCCTTTGGAGGGCAGATGATTTTTGTGTATGCGGTATTCTTGTTCCTAGGAAACTTGGATGACAAGATGAAACATGTATTTGAAGATATTTTCGGGAAGATATAATAAAAATGTGGTTTATGGCTTTATACGTAGCGATTCTCTTCTATGTCCTCACTCCAGGCGTCCTCCTCTCCCTCCCTGCCGGAGGTTCTAAGACAACTGTCGCCCTCACTCATGCGGTTGTTTTCGCCGTCGTCTACCATTTCACTCACAAGTTGGTGTGGAAGACCTTTCATTAAACGCTTTGAATGAATTCCCACTGAAGATAATCACAAATCTTTTTCCAAATCTGGTCATGTGCGATAAGTCGGTCTCTACTTTTTAACAACGGAAAGAAGGCCTTGTACTCGTCAAGCTCTAAGAGTTCAAAGAACTTGTAGAGAATGTACGAATAACTCAAAAAATTGGTTCGATCGTTAGGACAGTAAAGCAAGAATGGTGCTTGTATTTCCTGAAACATCGCACGAATCTTCTCCTCTATTTCCGGCGTAATTGTTGGCGGAGGATTGCCGTTCAATCGACTCAGAATATGAGCACGGTGTTCATAATATTTTGACCGTCCCAGTTTTTTAAGAATCTGTCGAATATCCTCTTCGGATAGGTCTGCGATATTGTTGATGCGTCGTTTGCGAATTTCAAGAACCACTTCATTCATCACCTCTTCTGGAATGATGGTGGATTCCTTTGCTTGAAATTGATTGAGAATCTCATTGAGATGGTTAATCTTCTTGTAAGCATAGTTATTCCACTCCTTTGGAGGATCGCGAAATGATGGAAAGTCGGACACCACCAACGCATATTCTTCGGACCCACATTTGGGACATACAAGAATACCTTCGGATGTGATTTCTTCACGAGCAATGTTACAGGCCTCACAATGTTCTGTCATCAATGTTCCTGCTTCTGCATTGTTTGAAAGTTTCATACGAGTAGTATATTCGTCAAACATCTGTTTCTTCGACATTCCAATATCCGCTGCAGAAGGTGTTTGTTGTGTAAAAAATTTCATAAAACTGTTATTGACTCCAGGAGGTAACAAAGGAGTAGAAGAGCTCATCTTTTTCCCATAATAATCAATCAAGATGTCCATACTATTCATATAGTAGTCTTCCACTGGATTGGTCTTTTCCAATTCTTTGTCAATCTCTCGTATTCGCCTTTCCATCTTCGAATACTTAACCACTGCATCAATTTCATTGATTCCTTCAAGTTGTGCCATTTCTGCTTGAAGAGTTTCCTTTTCTGCTTTTATCTCATCTATCTTGGACTGAGATGACCGAATGTTCTGCACCATCTCCTGATGAAGAGAGTCCAGAGTTCCTGAGGAAGTGGTTCCTCCACCACTTTCACGAATTTTGCGCACACGAAAGACATCCATTTTTGTTATTTAGTTTCCTTTATGAAAGCAGAAATTTGACTTTCAAAGGTAGGATTTTGACAAATTGAAGGTCGTTGTTTTCTCAAATCAGCGATGACCTTTTTCATATCCCATCCATATGCCTTACATACAAACGCAACCGATAAATAAGCACTGCGATTGATACCCATCACACAATGAACGAATACCGTATCCTCATCTTCTCTCAGAAATCGCAACATTGCCTCTGAAAACTTAGGAAACCAATCAAGAATATCAACTCCAATGGTACTATCAATGGCATTCAAACAGACGTATTGATTTCGAAAGTATTTCTTTACCCAATCAGGAGCAGCTCCATCACCTGCACAGTTGATGATGTGACCTATTTTATATTTATTGACAAATGCTGGTTTCAACATATCGCCAGAACCTATGAGAATACGAGGATGTATCCAAGCTGGTGGTTGTAGGCTACCCATTATTTATAGATAGGACTTAAGCAATAAACCCTTTTAGGAAGTTGTTAATGACCTGTGACAAGACAACCGCAGCAGCACCAAGTACAGCAGCACCTGTCCAGCTTACCACACCTCCAGAGGTATAAGAGTTTGGAACATATTGGAGCAAAAGGTTACGAGCAGTAGAAAGCGAGATGATAGCAGCAGCCAAAAAGAAAGAGAGTTGAAGAGTGGTATTTGAGAAGATGAACTTCATCGCAGGTAACGATGGGTTAAAGGTTGGAGCCATTTGAGAACGCGGTTGGGCTTGGACCGAAGGCATAGGCATTAAAGGAGGCGCTGATTGTGGTCCCTGAGGGGACGGCAACAAGGCATCAAGAGAGGTTGAATCATCCATTTAATTAGAAGACAGGTTTTCGCACGTAGCATCTTCCACGCGGTAACGATAGCATTTGCCATCCACTTTCACAACTTTGTTCTGAAATTCAGAAGCAGGCACGGCAAGAGTGGTAAGAATAGCGTAATCACGATGAAACAGAAGGACAGAGATACCCAGTCCTATCACGAACGAGAAGAATGGAGCAGCACGATTGAGTGCTTCTGTAATCTTAATCATTACTTCTTATTAAGACTTGCGATTACGTTTAACGAATCTGCTTCCTCACCGCACGGCACTTCCGTAGAAATCACATGGACACATCCAGTATCCGTATGAAAGGTAGTGTCAGGGTCATGAGGAGTCGGCAACTTCTTTTCATTTCGTGGCGGAGGAACCATAACACACGCAATCAGCATGCCAATTATGACACCCGCAACAACCCAAGTGAGTTGAATCATTATTAAACCGATACAGATTTTTGATTCATATAGGCCTTGACAAGATAGAGTCCAAGGATTAGTAAATAACCAGAATATGGAAGAAAGACAGAGACAGCAGTCGCAAAGTATCCTGCAAATTGATAACCCTCTTGGACGAAGACTTTATAAGTCATTACAACACTGAATACCCAAACAAATAGAAGTAATGGTGTCCATAAAAATGCAAGTGTGCTCGCAATTGTTATGCCTGAAAGTTTAGACGAGAGAGGAGGATTGCCGAGTTTCAATTCCTGTCCGTCAGGAATTTGAAGTGTCTGTTCTGTTCCATCATCACCAACTACAGTGACTGTTAATCTACGTCCTTTTACTGTTTTGTCGGTTGCATTCTGTTCTGCCAATTTTGTTTGAAGCATTGATTGTTCAATTTTTGCAGTTCGTTCATCAATGCATTGTTGGTCGTTGGCATTTCCACCACACTGTTCAATTGCATTTTTACGAGCTTCTCCTTTATCAGAATCAGTAAGTTCAGCCTTTGTAGCAGTCAAAGTAACCATAGGCAATAACTTGGAATCTGCGACAACATCCAAATACCCTTTTGTGATTTTACTCTGCAGAGTATCAGTGATATCAGTGGCGCTTGTTTCATCGCCAAAGGTAGCTTGTTTAATCAATACCATTGTTAGTTGGCAAATACAAGATTTGCAAGACCACTTACGATACGCAGGAAATTGATTGATTCCACGTAGACTCCAACTCGGTATGTGTAGGTGAAAAGGATGTTGTTATTCACTGTTTGAATGAGTTGAACCACTTCATTCGGCGAGTATAGATTGATATTTCCAGGTGGAATGATTGTTGGTGTCTGGTTGAATACAGTTGATCGCAATACACAGACTGCAGTTTGTGTTGATCCTCCACCTGATCCTGGTAAAACAGCAAGAGGAGTCGGCTGTAAAAGAGTCAATCTAAGGATCACCTTATTGAACATACTTCCATTGGCTGCTCCACTTGGTTGATACTGATCGTTGTTGAGAGCAAAGGAATACATATAGGTTCCTGGCAACAGATCTGGCGTATCTCCAGTGGAGTGTTTATACATTTGAAGAAGCGAGAAGAAGCCTTTGGGTTTGGTAGCGAACCGCTCTTTTCCATCAAACAGCAGGAGTGAATCTACTACACTATCTCTTGGATAGACCGACGTTATCTGTTGTTGACCCGACGAATACATATTGGTCTGTGGATTTCCATCAATAGAAGACCAAGGGGCTCTATTTGGATTGTCCCAGTTGGTGTAATTATCCCAGTCGTTATTGCTAATCTTATCACTGCGATGAGCATTGAAGACTACTCGTGTAACCAAATTGAACATTGGAATCTCAATATCTGAATTTGCACCGAACTGTCCTTCGTTATTCACGAAGCGCACATTCTTAATTAAGAATGACTGATCTGCTTTTGCCAATTGATTCATTTCCATTTCTGTGAGGTAGATGAAGTTGCCCTCAATGTAGGGATCTGGAAAGAAGTTGGTCAGTGTTGGATTGCTTGGTGTTCCGTTTGAGTTTGGAGGAGACAAGAAAGAGCTCAAGAAAGAAGGAAGGCCAGTTGGAATTGTTGCATTGTATGGACTGACACGTTGGCCGTATGTGATAGACCCTGGTTTGGTATCAATCACTGTATAGAGATCATTCAAAGCACGAAGAGTTACGTTGATATAGACTTCAGAGTTCTGTAATGAGACCAATGGTAATGCAAGGCCTGGATTTTCGCAGAACCAAAAATGAAGAGGAATAATCAATTGACGAGAACGGATAGATGGTTCAGGAACCTTGGTTTGAGGAAGAGCAGATGGAAGACTCAACGGAGTAATCGCGTGGGGATATTGATTGTTTCTGTCAAAAGCATTTGCAGGATCATACAATTCTACAACGTTACCAGTCATCTGATCCACAATCTTACGTTTGTTCTCATCGTGAGTCATATAGGAATACATCTTCAACCATTCACCACGAAGAGTTTGAATGACTTGACCGTTGGCAACAAAATCTACATGATCGATAAGATTGTATCCGATGTTTTTTATCCATTGAAACTCGTAACCGATGGCAGTGCAGCGTGGATCATACCCAGCAGGTGGTGCTTGACCATTCAGATTCACTAATGGCGACCATATATCTGGCAGAGTGAGAACCAAATAACAGTCGTGAATCATCTGTGCATACCGATCAATACGACATTGAAGAGTCTTTGTGATAGAAGATGAAAACTCAAGGTTGGAACTGGTAAAACTCATACGAATCTGTTCCATTGCAAAATTGCTGTGGCGACGGTATACACTACGAAAATGAGTCATAGAAGGATTTCCATTGACTAACTCATTTTGAGCGCCTACACCGACAAGTTGAAGTAAACCTCCAGGCATTCTATTATAAATGGTTTTCAAATGTTTATATTGGACCACCCGAGATAGTACAACATCTTGAAGTGAACACAGCAGATGGTTGGGGTTGGGCTTGAATAGGAACAATAAATCTAACAACTTGATCAGCTTGGTTTGCGACCACAGAAGTGTAAACAGTATTGTTCTTTCGTTTCTGAGGAGAAGGAGCAACAGATGCTGCAGAGGCAATAATCTGTCTCTTCTTGTATGTGAGGTAATCTTGGGCTGAATTTATTTGCATTACTTCTTGGCGAGAGAAGAAATGTCTTCACGAAGGCCAGAACACACTTCTTTCCAAGTCTTGAACTTATAGGAAGATGCAGCTGCCTTGTATTTATCGAGATTGTCTAACATCTTCTGCATTGCCTTGGTAACATCTGAAACATCAAAGCTTGGCATAACAAATCCAAGAGGCATTGTTCCTGCTGCATAATAGTGACTATCAGGTGCAATACGGATTGCAACATCATCATTTAAAAATGTTTCATAACTACCAACATCCGTAACAATCTGTGGAGCACCAGTGAAGAGATGCTCTAATTGACACAATCCATATCCTTCTCCATCAGACATATTGACACCAATATCACCTACATTATAGAGTTGATTAATCATCTCATCTGTAATATTATTAGGAGGAGCAGTATCCACCATAATCAAATTGTTCTTGTATTTTTCCAAATCAAGTCCTGCAATCTTTATCTCTTCTTGGTAAATACGACCAATATCGTAATGTGCACCTGATTTTGGATTGAGATTGGTTACAAACAATGCAAACAATGGAGAATCGGGGTTCTTCTTAAGAAGTTTTACAAATGCCATAACCATCAAATCAAGTCTCTTACGTCCGCTGTTTCTATTTGCATTAAAATAGATGATACCATTGTCCGGAATAGGTAATTTCAAAGTTGTTCTAAGACTCTTGCGTACAGAAATATCCATCTTCGTGAACATCGTAGAATCTACTGCGTGTTCTAGAATCTTGATTTCTGGATGATCACTGCCATAGGATTTGTAAATTTTTGCCCACTTTTCAGTGAAACAGTAAACTCGATCAGCGTGTTGATTGATACTGTCAATCAAAGGCTGTGCAATTCCAGTATATACTTGATCAACATAAATCCAAAGTTTAAAAGGAGACTTTTCACGATCGTGTTTCATTGTTTCGATGAATCTATGAATAATCAATGGATCGTTGTAGATCATTACAACATCTGGATTCACCATATCAAGGTACTCATTAATTTTATTGAATCCAAATCCCTCCTCTTTTGGATCTTCGTTTGCTGCAGCATCATATTGAATGACTCCTTCAGGAGCTTTACGTAAGGATGATCTGTTTGGATGGCGTTGGAATCCAAAGTGATAAAGTTTCACATTGTCTATTCCTCGAAGTTGATCGAGCAAATTATAAGCTACTTTTGAGTAGCCAGTAGTTTGATCTGTGTGCGTACTTACGAGAACAAATCGCATTATATGTTAGAAACTAGCAGTCTTTAAGTGAAAACATACTTAATTTGATTTGGACCTGATAATATTCCTATTCTCATAAGTCTTTGATTGTCTTCAAATGCAGGTCCATCAAACACTTCACTTGTTACCGGATCTATCAAAAATAACATTCCTTTGATTTCCACCTTTTGTAACTTTCTTCGTCGTTTTGTCATATTTCGCAAATACGATACATCGAGACTATCACTGTTAATAGATGGTTTGAAAGCAAGGTCTTCACCAGTCGCAGAACTGTCAAATCTCATACACGATAACATTGGTTTCTCTTTTCCGTGCAACTTACGATGAACTTCGCAATCAATGGCTGCTTCTTTTAAGAGGACTGAAATACGCTTTCCAACGACATCCTTTTCATACGCTACTTCGTACAACGATTCATCGGTCGACATAAATACCTCTTCTGGCTGTTCTCCAGTATATCTTCGAATTGAAGTATCATTACGACGAATGGGTACAATGTTAGGATACTCAGTCGATTTGGACTCTTCTTTGTTGAACACACTCATATAGAAACTGACTCGCACTGTTCGTTCCTCTTCTGGTAAACTTGCGTGAGAATTGATACGAATTGCACGACCTATTACTTGATCGTGTCGCGTTGGTGTCCAATGCGGTTCCATAATGTGAACGTGTCGAACATTCAACAACGTGATACCCTCTGCTCCTGAAGAGGATGCCATCATCAAGCATAACTTTTTAGGTTTGCCTTGTAAACTGGCTTTCAAACTTTCTGGAAAGTTGTCAGCATAGGATTCATTGAAAATCTGTCTTGAAAACTCACGCTGTTCCGGTGTCTCTTCACCCGTGTAAAACGCATATGCAGGTTTGGATGGATCAAGAGTAGGATCTTCTACCCACTGATTGTTAATTTTGGTAACCTTGTATTCCTGCCATCCATTCGCATCCAGAATAGCAGAGAAGACTCCTAATCCTTCCAAGGAACGATACTGAGAATATACGAACTGATTACGACGTTTTTCACCTCCCAATGTACCTTCGACATTGTTCAACATCTTCAACATCTTAGGACTGAAAATAGAAAGGGCTTCTTTTGAAAGATATTTACCAGGATTGTTACGCATTGTGGTCAAAGCTCGATCATTTGGAGAAACGTTATCCTCTGTTAACATATCATCATCGCTTGCATCTTTCAATTCAGGAGGAACAGCATAGTTACAAGTCAAACGTGATTTGACACGGAATGTTTTGAGATCATCGTTCATCGTAATGCTTGATTTACGACTGTCCTGTCGAATCTCTGCCCAACGCACTTCCAAATATCGAGAGAACTGCTCTTTTGACATCGGTATCAATTCCAACATCTTATCATCGTCGACTCTGCGTGGCAATACAGTTTCATCTGCACCTTTGTAGTAAGAAACCAATCCTTGAATACGTCTCTTGAAAAGCAATGGATTTTTGATTGTAAGACCATCCAAAAATAGACCCACGAATTCTGTATAATCCGTTGGCAAACATTCCAACTCATCCACGGTTATTCGTTCGAGTGCAATTTGAGCACCTCCAACTTCTCCCTCAAATTTATCCTTCCAAGAAGTCACCCAATCCTGTGCAGAAAGTGGTGTCTTCATTTCTTTCACATACTGAACCGCGATTCGATCACCTTTTTCGTTGTAAACACTTCGAAACTGAGGAGGATTTCGAGTAACCATCACATATTTTTTGACGATGTTGAATTCAATTGTATCGACATCTGGAATACCTTTGAGTACATTGGTAATCTTTTCCTCATCCCAAGTTGGTGGAGTTGCAAATGGAATATTGATACGATCAATCGGGCCTCGCAATAGGTTCATTAGGTAAGATATTTCATTGGGTCGGTTGATAATTGGTGTTCCTGAAAGAGCAACTACCTTGCAGCCTTTTGCGTGATAAATTTCATCGTAGAGCCTTCTTGCAATTTCAGATTTGTTGACAATACGTGAGATGAAGTTGTGAATCTCGTCTACAATGATAACCGCATTATCATATGGATTTGGTTCACCTTCTTTGGCAACGTATTTTTCAATATTGTTACGAGAAAGACCGTTGTAACGAATGAATGTAAAACGTTGATGAATGATGTCCTCTATTTGAGCACGAATAACAGCCTTCTCGCTTTCTGGTAAATTCTTAAAATTAGGTTCTGCACCCGGACTGGTTACGTAGAACTTACCGTTGGTAGTCAAAAAGTTATCGGATATCTTAAGAGCAAGTGCTTCACGGCGACTTTCTTCTGTCAATGTTTTCATAGTCCAGTGCTGATCATAGGCATAGATTGGATCACCACATTTACGAATCTCACCTAAATAGTTCTCTTCCAGTGACGCAGGCAACATAACAAATACCTTTGAGTTTGACATCAAGGACTCGGCTACTGCAATCGAAGAACAGGTTTTACCCGAACCCAAGCCGTGATAGACAAGAAGACCTCGATAAGGCGTCTCAATCAACAAGTAATCGCGGATAATCTTTTGATATGGAAAAAGTTCACGATTTCCAGTTCTATCTTTGTTATCTCTGTACTTGAGGAAGACACGAGTTATATAATCTGCAAAAGTCTTCCTATTTGGAAGAACATACGGGGTAGCCATTGTTAATCTGGACGGAAAAAGGTGTGCGTAAATAACAATGTTTCCCACTCGTCGCAACCATCGTATGTGGATGGTTACTATCTATCTATTCCTTGTAGCAGGGTTTCTGTATTTGAAACCTGATATTGCGTTTGGAAGAGAGGGTCGTGTTCGTCCATTTGGAACCTCAACAAAAGAAGCAACTATATTCCCTCTTTGGTGGTGGATATTCTTCCTTTCAGTTGTATCCTATGCGATTACAGTTCAACTTGCTGGATTTCGATTTCAAAACTAGAATGTTTCAAATGTTTCAACAATGGTTTTGAGTTGATTTAACATCGACTTTCGTTCTGAATGATGAGGCCTTACTATAGTATGAATTTCTTGAAACGACTTCCATGAGACCGCGGAAATCTCCCGTCTTTGCATGGGTGTGAACTTTTGATTGATATTCACCATTTCTGGATTCTTTAGAATAGCTAAGAAATAGATGTGTTTGTACCGAATGTTATTGAGACCAACAAACGTCTCTTCCAACACAATGTTTTTCATAACAAGATAAGCTTCTCTTGGAATATTCGTCTCTTCTGTAAATTCTCGTATCGCACAATCCAAATCGGTTTCTCCTCTTACTCGCTTGCCTTTAGGAAATCCCCATTCCGGTTCAGTGTAAGTCGACATATATTTGACCATCATATCCAATCGATTGAGTTTCTCGAACTTCTCTTTTGAGATCGCATAATCCGAGGATGATCTGTCGTCACCCCACCACTGTTTCCAAACAACATCAAATGGATTACAAGCAACAGTTGCTTGTTCAATGATTGTCATATTCGAAAACAATTTTCCGATGTACTCTTCATTATTCAAGTCATATTTGCCTCTCATAAACTCTGCAAAACTTAGACTATCTTTACGGCGCACCATTAGAACACTTGTTGTATCCACATTCACTGGCAATGTAGGCTTATCGATTAAAATTAGTCCACACGACAGTATCGGATCTTTACAAGTCCTAAATAGGTGTCCTTTCCCCCCACAGTTATTACAAAACATTACGGCTGGTTTCGATGATAGTTGCAAATTATTAGTCCGTTTTTCCATTGTATAGTTCCACTTTCTTTCAATAAAGTCCCTTTCTAATGATAAATGCAGGTAGCGCCTACTACAAGCTCTTGGTTCCAACCTAAAAATATGGCAATGACTGTCATTGGAACAATCATCTTAATTCTTATCGTTCTTGCTATCTATAATGTTCTTCGTGCATATGTAGGTCTTCCTGCAATTGGTGGAGGAATCTTACCAGCAGCAGACCAAACACCGACCGCCATAGACGGAAAAACAGGCACGGTGATTTCAGCTTCCAGTATCTCTGATATGAATCAGGGGTCTGATTATGGTGCTCAGTTCTGGATGTATATCAAGGACTGGGATTACCGCTTCGGTCAAGAAAAGATCGTAATGCAGCATGTTGATAACTCCAACAACGCGATTGTAGGTCCAAAGATTGCATTGCATCCAACCGATAACAGTTTGATTGTAACTGTGAGTGTCTATCCTGCTGGAACGAGTGCATCCTCTTCCACTCCTGCTCCTTCCAATGCCACCTCTGCAAATGGTGATAGCTTCTCGTGTGTGGTTGAAAACGTTCCTCTTCAGTCTTGGTTCTCTGTTTCTACCACAGTCTTCCAACGCAATCTTGATGTCTACATCAACGGACAACTTGTGAAGTCTTGTATTCTACCAGGTGTTCCAAAACCTGTAAGTGGAGATATTCAAGTTGGTCCAAAGGGTGGATGGTCCGGTTCTTTCTGCAACCTTCACGCATATGGTACTATGTTGACTCCTGGAGATGCACAATCCTTCTTTGGAGCAGGAACCACGTGTGGAGCAGACACCCCTAAGAGTTCAGGAACCAACACTGGAGGAACAGTCTTGACAATCTTCGGATACAAATTCACGTTCGGTATCACCGACTCGAGTGGAAAATCCGTCTTTAATTTTGGCTTTTAATTATAATGAAAATATTGATCAAGTTTCCTACAAGGTCAAGGCCTAGTAAGTTTCTTGAGACTTTAAGAAAATATGTAGAATTGGCCAATCATCCAGAACAAATGGGAATTGCTATTTCCTGCGATGTGGATGATCCTTCTATGCAATTCGATATCTATCCTCATTTAGCAAAATTCGAATGGAAACGAGTCTTCTATGGAGAAAGCAAAACAAAAATAGAAGCCTGCAATGCGAATATGGCAGATGTGGATTACGATTGGGATATTGTAATTCTTGCATCCGATGATATGGTTCCTCAAGTAAGAGGGTATGATGATATCGTGAGAGCATACGGAAATCGTGGTAATATTCTTTGGTTTGATGATGGATTTTCAAGAGAACTTTGTACACAGTCGATTATGGGCAGAGATATTTACAATAGCTTTGGTTATCTCTATCATCCAGATTATAAGAGCTTCTTCTGTGATGATGAATTTACTGATTTATGTAAGGGTGAACTCGCAAACAAATGTATACGAAGTCGTCAGTGTATAATTAAACACATTCATCCTGGAAATGGGTTTCCGGAATTGAAAGATGAACTTTATAAACGAAATTCACCCTTTTATTATGCAGATTTCAAGACTTATATAAGTCGAAAGAAATATGAATATGATTGGTCTATTCTTATTCCAACTCTGAAAGAAAGAGAAGAGAAGTTCACAAAACTTTATAACAAAATTCTAGAACAGAAGGATAGAATATGTCCAGATTTAAAGATCCAAATTTTGGCAATGAGCGATAATCGTGAAATGAGTGTAGGTCTTAAACGTAGAAAATTACTTGAAAATGCAGCAGGCAAATATATGTCATTTTTAGATGACGACGATGATGTTACCGATGCTTATTTTGAAGATGCAAAAGCCTGTATTCAAGGAGGATTTGACGTAGCAAGACTTCGTGGTCAAATTGGAGACTTCACGTTTACTCACAGTTTTTACAATCCTATATGGGCACCTGCTGCAAAAGATGGTGAGTTTCTTCGTCCTCCTAATCATTTGAACGTAATGCTAAAAGACCTTGCAAAAAGTCAGGAGTTCAAAGATTTGAGAAATGGAGAGGATACCGATTGGGCTATTCGCTTATCCAAGTCAAACTATCTTCAAACCGAATACCAGTCAGACCATTCAAGAATTCATTATATTTACAATGTTCGTTATCCTATTACTCAATTTCATATCGAACAACAAAAGAAGATTGCATTTCAAGATATGTTTCAAATATTGGAGCCAGCAACACCTAAGAAGCCGGAAAAATTAAGGTTTGGGCCAAAGGGGTTTGTTTCTAAGTAAAGAACAATGCCAACCTTCCTCTACGTGTTAGTAGGAATATTCCTATTTCTATTCCTGCTAAGTCTATTCTTTAGACTGAATCACGCTATTCAAGGCGATCAAGTAGTCTTATTATCCAAACCTCTTTCTGGAAAGAATCATATTACTGTGTCTGATTCTTTGATTCCTCGTTCTTTCAATCAACCAGAGGGAATCACGTTCAGCTATGCAGGATGGCTTCTAGTGAATGACTTCACATTCAACTACGGAAAGGCTCGTCGTGTGTTTTCCAAAGGAGACTGTCCCGGCCTATACCTTGACACAACTTCCAATGGCCTGATGGTTGCTGTCAATACCTACGGAGCAAAAGAGACCATTTTGATTTCCAATATTCCTGCTAAGAAATGGGTTCACTTCGCAGTGATAGTCAATCAGTACTCGGTTGATATCTACATCAATGGAACAATTCGTCAACACCATACTCTAGGTCAACTTCCAAAGCAGGATGATGAGAACATAGAAATTGGTTCAGACGAAGGATTTGACGGAACCATTAACCTTGTTTCCTACTGGCCTCGTTCTTTGAACCAAGAGGACTTGGATAAACTTGTGAAAGCAATGCCGACTGACCTTTACACTCCACCTGCCTATCCTCAATACTTTGATATTACTTGGTACACTGGGCGACTATAGTTCTGATCGTGTCTTACGAGTTTTGCGTAACAAATCACGCTTCTTTTGACGGCGTGTTTTACTATCTGATGGGTCATATGTAAAGAAATACTTCAAGAACTCTGGAGAAGACTTATTACGAGAAAGTTTGACATATACCTCGGCTTTTTCTCGTTTTATCTCCGCAAGTGTCTTTTGTTCTCCCAAACAATCAATCGGTGTCAGAATAGCAAATCGTCTTGAACTCTTTTTATTCGCTATCTCCATCAATCGCTGACCCACAACCATCATATCAATAATTTCATTGTCAGGGGCATCGGTATAGATGAAGGCAAAGAAGAACTGAAGAATGGTTGGAATACTCGCAACACGAATACCACCTGCTTTGTGGTAACTGTGGCAGGATACCGTTTCAAAGAAACGAATCACCACTCTGCCGTGATTATCAAGCACTTCTGTAGAGGGAGGCAGAATATCACTCTCTGGATGCTTACGAACGGTCTCACCTTTTGTCAATTTTTCAATCGTCTCCTTCTCTGCCAACAACGTAGCAGGAACATTCCAAGTGGTTCTCTGTTTTGCCATAATATGACCTGCGTTGATACCAAGCAGGACTACCGGTTCTCGTGTGAGATACTTCACAACCTTCTTCTTGTATTCTGGGTCCAACGGCTTTGGCATAATCTCATTCTGTGCCTTCACATAGATTGGATAGTGTTTATTCAGCAATCGCAATCGTGTAAAAATCTTTACCCATCGTGATACATCTCCTCTTGGTCTTGAAAGTTCCAAATACATTGACATTCTCA